GAGTGCGTCCATCACACAGAATATGATTTTCAGTTCTGATGTCACCGAACAGCACGTTCGGATTTGTACGATCAAAATGCATCATGCGAGAGCCGCAGCATGGATCAAGGATTCTTGCTGTCATGACCTTTCTCCTTTGCTTCGATCACCAGCATTAAACGCTTATGCGCATTGCGAATTGGCAGTCGAAAATCTTCTCTTAAATCTGGCAACTCCTCATCTTTCACAGAAAATGGAAGTTCTTCGTATGATTTGCAGTATTCAGATAATTTCTGCTCAACAAACACTTCCATCCATTCATCACTAATAACTTCTGGCACCAAAACAAACCCTTCAGGCACTGCATTTGCTTCTTCTATTTCAACAAGCCCATCAATAGCTAAGCTAACCAACTTTTCCAGTTCAAATTCAGGGCTTTCATACCCATTACCATCAGAACCAACTTTGAATTTCACGGATGAAATATCAACATTCTCATTTTCAAGAAGTGCCAAAAGAGAATGAATAACCATTTTTGCTGTAATAGCTGAGTTTTTAATATCCATCAAACTTCACCCCGCAATTTTTTTAATTGGATAATTATGTTGGTAGTTGCGTGGTTTAGAGCTTTCTCGGCATCTTTGGTGCTTAAGTTATTTACATACAAACCCATGGCTAACCACATTGCGCAAAATGAAAATTCTTTTACGGCATCACCGCCTTCTTGCTTGAGAATGCCCATTACTGGTGAAACTGCCTTAGTGAAAATATCTTGAGCTATGGCACTTGGAGCTAAACCCACATCAATTTTTTTAATTTCTAATTCTTTAATACTCATCATTTTCTCCAAAGCGCTTCTTTAAACTTGGCATCAATCACCAGTTCTTCAATTTCACCAACACTGACGTTGTGGAAAATGTGGTCCATCTTTGCCCCGAACACTGTAAGTGTTCGGGTGATTGTTGAGTATTTGAATTTCATGCTGACCAGCCCTCCATGTCAGATTTTGCTTGGCATGCATTCAAAATTTGAACTTCGTATTTAGAGCCTCTGAAATAATCCGCAGGGTGCTTTAAATCATTAATAGATTTCGCATCTTTGATATCAGTTAATGCTCTTTGATAATCGTCATCAAGCCGAGCTTCATGTTCTGCTTGTAGCTGCTTTTCATTTTCTAAGGCCGTTTGTTTAGTACGTTCTATGATTCTTTTTACACCCTCACATGTTTCATCAAACTTCTGTTGAAGAACATCGTGAAGACTATTTAATCCGCGTTTTTCACAAAACTTCGCAATATCAATTCCTGCTTGATGCATAAGTGCTTCAAGCTCGAAATATTGATTTCCATTGATACATGCATTTGCTGAACCAGACGTGAGCCATTGTCTGAGTAATATGCCATCCGCTTCTGTAATTGGGCGAGGCTCAAAAAAGATACGAGATCTATCCTTAGTGGCTAGTGCATAGTTGTCATGAGTAATATCGAGTACTGTTGTGAACTCGTATTCAATACCATCACGTTGTTCGGCTTTCATGCCGACTTTTTCTACTTTCTTCTTACCTTTGCCGTTATCAACTTGGACGGTTTCCATTTTTGAACGCATGGTAACAATGATGTTAATGCTCGATTGAAGCATTGCATCAACAAACTTGCGATGTCGGGGAGTAACTTCGCTCCATGCACCCCAGCTATTACCTTTAAATGTAGTGCTGGCAAGTTTGTCTACAATTTCAAGACACCCACCAACACCTGACCATTCATGTGTAATGCTATCGATAATTAAGGTATCAAAACCGCCATTCTCAGCAGCTTTGATTACCTCAATAAATTTTTCAGGAGTATATGGAGGCTGAATGTTGGCATGTTCGAACTCAACAAGGTCGTCATATAGTTCAGCACTACTATTCTCTGTATCTGCTACGGCAATACGACCTCCAATTCCCTTGGCAAGAAGTAGGGCACCAAAAGTTTTTCCTGAACCAGTTGGACCGGCAATCGCTAAACGTAGTTTTGCATTCTTACGTTGAGCTTTTTTAAAGAATACTGTTGTCATGTCCGTTACTCCTTAAGCCCAAACTCGTCCCATACGTTTGTTAAACGCACGACGGTCTTGTGAAGGGATGTGTGAAGACTGCAAGCCAGTTGCTAAAGCTTTACGTTTCTGAAAGGTACGTTCACGTTCAAAGTTTTCGCGGATCCATGGCTTGGTTGCATGGGTCTCATCAGTAACTAAGACCAACTCTCCCGATTTGGATTGCCAGAAGATATCAGCACCTTTTTGAACATAGACCGTAGGACCAAGGCGCATAGTTAGATTGCGGTTTGCATCCATGCTGATGAACTCAGCAAATTTTGTTTTGACTTGAGCATTCATGAGTTTTGCTCCTGTTCTACGTCACCAAGGATGATTGAACCTTCTTCTGGCAAATCTAAATACCAGCAGTAGTAACCGGGACCGCTATGACCATCCTTTCTAAATTCGATAGCCATTTCAGTTTCAAGCTGGAACTGTAGGTCATCACCTTCCTTGGCTTCTTGAAAAAGGTCAGGTGCGCCAAATTCAACAGCTTCTTTAAGTTGCTGGCAGGACAGAATTACACTTCTTGCTTCTTGGGCTTTAGCTAACTCAGCAAACATGCGCTCAACGATTTCAGTGAAAGAACAGCCTTCCATGCTGTGATCTGCACCAAATTTACAAAGCTTATGGATAGTGCTTAAGTCGTGAATTTCGATAGTTTCTGGATTACTCATGGCTGAACTCCTGCTTTAACGATGTGTTCAACTTGAGCAGCGGTTGCATGTTGATCCACCGTGCAACTGAAAAGACCTGAAATAATCGAAACGCTACAGATGATTGCAGTGATAGCGGCGCGCACTAAACCTGATTTGCTTTTGTACTGCACTGTATTGGCAGCAGTAGGGTGCTGGTATAGATGAGAAGTCGTGCAGCTCTGGTTCTTTTCGAACTCTGGCATTTGACTGTGGCATATAGTTTGTTTCATACTTATCTCACTCTTTGAGTAAAAGCACACAGGTTTGACGGTCGGTGTGCTTTTTTGTTATCTGGTGAAATTAAGTTTAGTAAACTGAACTGTATGAGTCAATAAATATGTTTAGAAAAATGAACTTTATTTATAATTAACTAAACTTAGGTTCCAAAAGGCAAAAGAAAACCCATCACATGGATGGGCTAGTTTGCGCTACTTTGTTGTTACAGGTCTTGTGCAAGTGACCTTGATAGCAGCTTATAAAATTTTCATTTCAGATTTAAGAAATAAAGAGCTTAGCATTGAATATTGTCTTTTCCTTTGTAGTAATCCAAAGCTGATTTCAAATCACGATCAAGTTTTACTTGAGTGTAATCTTGAGGGAAATCTTTAAGTAAAAGTGGCGCATACTCTTTGTTGTAAAAATTCGGATACTCAACACAGAGGATCTGTTTACGCTCAGCTATAGGGGTTTGAGGGTTATCTAATTTATCAAGATACCCATCTATAATTGCATCTAACTTCTCGAATTTTGCTGATGTATCTGAATCATTCACTGGGGCGGATGATTCTTGTTTTGAGCAACCAGTAAGAACTAGTAGAGTCACAAAAGTAAAAAGAAATGTGGATCTCATTGAGTCACCTAATGAAAAAACTAGGGGAGACCCCTAGTTTTCAGTTTTCAATTATTGGCTGGAGGCACGCTTAAAGTTTTCATCATTCATACAGTGCTCAAGGCTATCCCTGAGAATACCAACCATTCTGTAAATGTGTTCAGGCTTTTCAATAAAAATTTGCCCATTATTTTGAACTTCCAATCCAGCGCGTTCAAGTTCGATTTTTCGAGAATCATCAACAGTAACATTGAATTGTATTGTTGGTCGCTTGCGATTCACATCATATCTAAAGAGCCATCTATTCGTTTTACTCTGATAAAGGACCGAGTAGTATGATTCTGTATCACGACCTTCGAGCTCAACTTCAGGAAATAACTCAGTCACAATTCTAAGCAAGTCTTGCTCTTCTTTAGTTGTAATAATTTTCTCATTATCAGGATTAACAATATAATCAGGCTCTGGAGCAACTATTGTTGTTTTAGGTTGCTCCTCAACCACTTTCTGTTCAACAGGTTGAGCTGTAATAATAGTAGGTGAAGACAAGCCTTTTACAACAGTATCACTTATAGCTTGCTGAACTGCTTGTTGCACAAATGGCTGAATTGATTCTAAGAATTTTGTGTTTAACTGTCTTTGGATATTTGCTTGTTGCGCTACGTAGCGAACAAAATCTATATCTACTTCATTGATACTTTTTTTAATAACTGTTTTAAATTGTTGGATATATTGATTTTCTTCAGCAAAAAATCTTAGTTTTTCTGCATGGAAGTTATCATGCTTGAATTCTGCTAATTGCGTTAGATCCTCAGGGTGAGCTTTCGTAAAATCAATTGTTAGAAATGGTTTTTCATCCATTACATTTGTATTTATGAGGTCGGTAAAGAAGCGCCACTCTTTACCATTAGTTATTGCTCCAATAGTAACCCCTAAGCTACTGTTAAAATATCTAGATAACTGGGGTGCATGATTGGTCAAATCAGATGAATATGGTTTTGCTTCAATAAACATAACAGGCTGACCATTGCAATATAAAGCATAATCAACACGTTCGGTTGACTTTACGCCTGGGAAATCAGCAGCAAATTCTGCAAGGACTTTAGTTGGGTCGTATGGATTAAAGCCCAATATATCAAGCAATGGCAGGATTAGGGCCTGCTTTGTAGTTTCTTCTGTAGTGCAATGACTGCCTACTTTTTTTACATGATCGATATGGTCTTTAAGCCTTATTAAAAAATTATCCATGTTTTACCCTCTGTGTTTTATAAGTAATTTATTTAATTAATTATATTTTATTGTTATAAGGTTGCTGGGATTTACCCAGCTCGCCAAAATTGACGCCCGATAACTTTAAAATTTTTGCCGTTCTCTTCAGTTACGACTTTATCTCTATATTTGTCATTAAGACTATGAAGAATCAATGAACCATCAGCTTCTTTGAAAATCTGTTTGATCATGCCGTCACCAGCAAGGTAAACAGCGTAGATCTCACCATCAACTATGTCTGTTTGAGCAAGATTGATACCTACTAAATCACCATCTTTAATGAAATCAGCCATGCTATCACCCTTAGCTTTTATGATTTTCATTGTTTTTTCAGTGACATTCTTATCTTTTAAAAAAGATGGTGAGAAGGGGATTTTTCCATTGATAACATCAAAGTGAAACTCAATAGACTCACCTGAACCACAAGAAAAACTTGCTTCTACAACATCGATCCAAATGAAGTGGTCTCTGAGATCATCAGTGACGATAGTTGGCTCAATGATTTGAATAGAATCATTTGATTCCGATCCTTGACCGGTCAATATCCATTCTGGAGTTGTTTTTAATGCTTTAGCAAGCAACAGCAATCTATTGCCAGTAGGGTTGTTTACTCCACTGATCCAGTTTGTGACAGTTCCTTTGCTAGCGCCTGTTGCCGCAATAAGGTCTTTATGCTGCAAATCAAGCACTTTCATTCTTTTTAAAATTCTATCTGCAGTACTTTCCATAATCACAACTTCCTAAACACTGTTCAAAATACTAAACAATAAAATTGACATATTCCTAAACTTATAGTTCAATAAACTAAACATATTAGTTCTGGAAACTAAACATGACAGTAGATGACCTTAAAGACTTTTATAAGGCTGAAAGTGATGCAGGACTTGCGCGCATCTTAAAGCGCAACCGTTCGGTTATTCACTATTGGAGAGAAGGCGGAATACCCCTTAAAACTCAGGCGACATTTCAAGTCCTCACTAACGGAAAATTAAAAGCAAATATCCAGCAACTCACCGCATAACCAATTATGTTTCGGTCAATGTTTTAAATAAACGTGAAATAAAACAAGGATTTCACAATGCAAGAAATATCTCTAAGCAGTGAAGCACAGACGGCACTTTTTAAAATGATCAACCAGACTAAGGGTGTTTCTCCAAAGGAAATTGCTCAGGTTACTGGTGACTCGCATAACACAATTTGCAACTACGGCAACGTAAGAATGCCAAATCACTTACCGAGCTTAAAGAAGCTTGAAACCATCATGATGTTCACGCAAAGCGCAGAACTTGTAAAAGTGTGGGCGCATCAGTTGGGCTATGCATTAGTTCCGGTGAATTGCGATCCAAGCAAGCATCATGAATTGTCAATTTTCGAGGCAATGATGCAGCACAATATTAAAAGTGGGAAGGCTAACCATGTTGTGTATGAGGCCTATGAGGATGGGGTGATTACACCTGCTGAGTACGAAGAGATCCATCTACTTACTCAAGGCTTAACAGAGCTGATTGCTGCGGTTGATCAAGCGGCGCTTAAACAAATGAAGAAATACACGGCCAATTTTGAAAAAGAAAAAGCCTGACGTGCGATTTCAGGCTTTTTCGGCAATTCAAAACACTTGTGGAGATGAATATGAGATCAAAATTAGCACGAGAATTTTTATTGTTCAATAAAAATTTTCGAAAAAAGTGATACGCAAAAAAATAGGTCTGTTGAGTTAGTTCAGACCTACAAAAGTGCATCAACCTTTTCACAGTTGAACATTTTTTATACCAAGTTTTATAAGAGTTTTCAAATGAAATTAAAGGAATTTAACGCAAACAAGTCTGTTGGTTTAGATCTAGCTTCTATATCAATTTAAAGGTTATTAAAAATGAATGTGAGATCGAATTCTGCGCGAAAGTTTTTATTGTTCAGTAAAAAATATCAAAGAGCGATTATCAAAAAAAAGCCTGAACATTTAGTTCAGGCCTATTAATGAGCTTCAATCCTTACGGAGTTGAGTATTTTTTATACCAATGTTTTAGGGTGTTTGCAAATGAAATTATACGAAATTTACATAAAAAAAAGCCCGACGTGCGAGATCAGGCTTTTCATATTCAAGAATTTAGGAACCCAAGAATGAAAACAAATTTAACACAACACCCATGTTCTGGCAAATGCACTGACTTTAAAGAAGAGCAGTGCGCTACTTGTTTGCTGAGCTTTGAGTCACAAGCGGACTTTTTATCTGGTGATGTTGTGGTGCTTAAAGAACTCAATCTGCTTTTAACGACAGATTTGATCACCCTAAAGCGTTTTGATGGGAAGTACTGGCATACAGATCATCGTATTGGCCGTGTGTCGGGATTAGCCATCCGTACAGCTACGGTAGCAGAACTGAATGCCAAACGTCGTCTAAGCCAAATCGAACACTCAATAGCGGAGGTTCCATGATTACCAACAAGGTACTTAAGAGACAGCCTGAGTATAAACATGTACAAGGTGTTCAGTCATGGTATGAGCCAGCACTTCGCACTCTAGATGAGCTATTAGATATCCGTAGAGCAAATCTACGAAAGATTAACCGTGATGAAGCGAATGCCGCGGTGATGCGTGATGAATTTCTCGAGATGCTCATGAACGAACACCGGCTATCAGCTTGGTATGCAGGAGAAATCATAGCAAGCCTGTTACGTGCCGAGCGAATCATGATGTTTGGTCGCTTTATACAAATAATTGAAAAGGAAGGTGAAGCGTGAGCCTAGATGCAACGATATGGGCTTGGAAGGCAGATATTGAAAGTTCCTCCCAACGCTTAATACTACTCTCACTCGCTGATCGGGCTGGTGAAGATCATAAGTGCTATCCGAGCTTAATGCGGATGGTTAAAGACACCAAAATGAACCGTAAAACCATCATCAAGGGATTGGATGATTTAGAGCAAAAGCAACTCATCAGATTTACGGGTGAGATCGTGGGTAATGGCGTAAAAGTTTATCAACTGATCGGCATCATTGGCCGTGAAGAAGAAAACACCAGTACCAAAAAGGGGACTAGTGCTAAAAACGGTACTAGTTCCAATTTAGGCACTGGTTCCAATATTGGTACTAGTACCGAAAACGGAACGGGGAGTAGTACCAAAAACGGTACCGAGACCAGTACCGAAATTGGTACACAGAATCTCCCAAGGAATCTTCCAGTAGAATCTAAAAACAAAAAAGATTGGCTTTGCTTCAAAAAACTTCGTGAAGAAATTACTTTGGCCGATGACAGCATCGATCCAAAAATCATCCTGACAGCGAAATGGGCAGAACGGGAAAAACGCGCATTCGAAATTTATAACCGAGATAGATCTCTTTGCGATGAACTCATGAATTTCCACTTTGCTGATTGGCTGATCACCGCATATCGAAGCAAATATTCCCAAGACACCAAAGCTGGATATGGCAAAACACCTGCAGCCAACAATCCAAAACACCTTTCTGAAAAACAGATTGCAACCTTCGCACAGAAACTTTCACACCATCCTGAGTTTGCAAGCAAGTACAGCGAACCGGGAGAGTCCTTTGAAAAACTGGCAGCCCGTATCGCCGTGAAACTTGAAGATCCAACCCAAGCCAAAAAGTGGGAACCTTACCTCAAACAGGTTGGATTCTCTGGCACGTTGCTGGAGGTTGCATGAGTTCTATCAGCGTTGCTCAGTACCGTGAAATGTTCCCACAACCGAAGGGAAAGAGCCAAGGGAACAAGTTCAAAGCCGTGAAAGTCGAACTTGATGGAATGACCTTTGACAGCAAGAAAGAGTTTGAACGGTACATCGAACTTAAAGCGATGCAGCAATGCGGGGAGATCCGAGATTTAAAGCACCACACCAAATTTGAATTGGCACCGAAGACAAAGATTGAAGGGGAGAAAAGAGCAAAACCAGCATTACGATACTTTGCTGATTTCACGTATTACCGCATTACTGGAGAGTTTGTAGTGGAGGATGTGAAATCAGTAGCGACAAGAAAATTAGCGAGTTATCGAAACAAGAAACACTTGATGAAAACAGTGCACAACATAGACGTAAGAGAGGTATAGGGGATGAATTTAGCGGTAGATCAGCAACACATTATGCAGGCTATAGACTGGTCTCGTTTTGACTTAGAGGGATGGCTATATCAGTTTGGAGCCTGGATGTTTTCAGCATCGGGTACTTGTGGGAAAAGTATCAATCCAATTGCAGTCGCTATTGATAACGCGGTGAAAGCTCGGAAATATAAGAAGCTCACCAAAGCAGAGCAACAGCAAATCATCGTGGATTATCTTACTAGTGACTTTGAGCCACCTAAAGCCAAACGGAACCGCATTACTTGCCAGATTAACGATAATGAAGCTCGTGCCGTACAGCGTTTGATTCTTGATATACAGGGGCAATCGGAAATTTTAGACGACTGGATGGACGCAATTATTTGCCGTTACTTTTATGGCAATTCATGGGCTGAGATGGTGACAAATGAACGTAGCCAGATGGATGCACGTATGGACGTAAAGTGTGGTCTGGCTGCGTTGCATTGTCTCTATAAAATTAGAATTAATTAGACATTATTTGTTCCACGTAGTTAGTTTCACATATTGCATTTGCGATAAATATAAGGTCTAATGAGGAAAGATTAGTAAGATATTTTATCTTACTTTTTTTGTATCTAGTAAGTACTCAAGTGTTTGATAAGTATTGTTTTTAAGTGAATTTAAGTTAGATGAGTGCTTTTAAAAACCAAACTCTTTTTGAATCTCAAATATGTGTTTGTAAATCAGAGTTTAGTTTATTACGGAGAGGTGAAATATGAACTATAAATATACAGCATTAGATGTTGCGAACTATATTGTTTGGTTTGTTGATGCCAACAATTTAGGAACACTAACACCATTAAAATTACAAAAGATCCTATATTATGTTTATACAACGTATTTAAAAAATAATGATAAACCATTATTTGCGGAAGGCTTTGAAAAATGGCAATACGGCCCAGTTGTGACTGAGGTTTACCATACCTTTAAAATGCATGGATTTAACCATATTTCAGCTACTAAACCGCGTCTGGAACATGATCCCGAAAAATTCTTAGGTATCCGGAAAATTGATTTTGATCCAGATATATTCTTGAGTAATCAGGATTTTTTGGATGATGCTAATAATGTGATTAGTAAATTGGTGAAAAAGGGGGCATTTGATTTAGTTGAAATGACTCATGTTGAACCGGCTTGGAAGAACTTTGAGGCTGAGATTATATCTGGGCGAAAAGAGTTAAAATATTCTACAGATGAGTTAAAATCCGCCCAAGATATTATTTAGGTGGGTGTTGAAATAAATGGTGACTAATGAGTTATTAGCAAAACTAATCAAATTCCATTTAGATAACGCCAATTATCATAATAAAGATGTTGTTGTAGAGGCAGCATCTTTATTTTTATTATTTGAAGACGATTTTGTCGATACTTCAACTGGTGAAACTTTTTATAAGTTGCCTTACAAAGATATTACAATTGCAGTATTTGATAGTGATATTCAAAACATTCTTACCGATACATTCCGGGGATTTGTTGAGACTGTTGTAGAGCAATTAGAAAATACTTGGCTGGGAGATGCAGTAGGGTTTCGCCATATCAAAGAGTGTTATGAAAAATTCACACATCACATTCTTCTAGCTCAAATACAAAAACAATATATGCTTAAGGTTTCCAAAACTGCTTCTCAAGTTGCTAATCAGGCTAATAAAGTTGCAGTAGAGGCAAAGGATGCATCAGAGAATGCTAAGAAGATGTATGAAGGCATGATGGTAAATTACATTACTATTCTTGGCATTTTCGCTTCAATTATTATTACGATATTTGGAGGTATGCAGTTAATTAGTGCTACAACAGGGCTCCTTCAGGCAAACTTAAACTTAGCAACATTAATCTTAGTTTTGTCATTTTTAACAATTTTGGTTGTCCTTATTTTAGCAATTCTTTTGAATTGGATCTCTAATTTGAAAGATGACAAGCGTTCCAATAAATTTGTCTATATTGCTCTTCTCATTACCACAGCGTGTATGTTGGCTTCAGTCTCGTATATGTATAAGGTAAAAAGCAAACATGTAGCAAACATAAACAGCAAAGTACTAATTAAAAGTGAAGAAAAAGATAAGAAGTAATGACTATGGCTTACTTGACCCTGTACAGGGTATATGGCATATTTCTGCTATAGTGGACGAAGTTATATAAATTCACTAAATATTTAAAAGCTCATCAAATGATGGGCTTTTTGCATTCTGAAATATGAAATTTTTATTAATGTATATTTTAGATGCATTTGAGTATTGCAATCTATTTAGGTTTTCTGCAAAATTCGCTTCAGATTTAGTAGATAGTTCCCTGACTAATCTTTTAAATTTTAATAGCCTGCAATACAATTTGCGGGCTTTTTTTATGCCCTGAGAAATGTATGTGTAAGCAATATCAGGGCACCTATGGCGGCACCCTTATTCGTAGTGGTTTAAGTTGAATGCCGCCACCCATATGCGCCATTAGCTCAGTGGGATAGAGCATCCGCCTTCTAAGCGGATGGTCGCAGGTTCGAGCCCTGCATGGCGCGCCATTTTTCTAGTTTACATATTGCAAAACAGGCTAAGGATAA